TTACTATTTTGTTGCATTTAGGACAGTTCATTTTTCGTCTCCTTTTATTAATGTAAAGACATAATGACATACTATGTAAATAAATGTCAACCTTTTTATTTATTATTTTTAAGTTATTGATTTATAAGTTTAAACAGACTTACTCTAGAGAGGCTCTAGACAACCTCTAGACAATGTATATAACAGATTAGATAAGATTAGAAAAGAGAATATGTATGGGTGATGATGATGTTTATTTTTCAGACTTTACTTGACAATCTTTTTTGTTCATCATAAGATGACATCTCAATCAATTAACAAGGAGTTAAGAAATGGAAAAAATTACATTTGAATATCTGCTAGAAAATTTTAGAAATCAATCTGACATTGCAGACAAATTACAAATCAGTAGACAAGCAGTTTCAAAATGGTTTATCAATAAGCAGATTCCAAAATTAAGACAATACGAAATTCAGGAGTATTTAACAAAAACTGTTTAAACATAAAAAGGAAAAATAATGTTTAAAATAAAAAATTGGGACAAGTTCCAACATTACAAACATAAAAATAAAATGAGTTGGTATAAAATGTATGGTGGCGATATTTTAAATGATGTAACTTACATGGAGTTATCAGAAACGGAGAGATTGTTTTTAAGAGAAGCGTGGGATTTGGCTTCGCAGTTTAATGGTGTATTACCTGACATGAAATCGTGTGCTTTTCGCTTAAGACAAGATGAGGAAAAGTTAAAAAAAATATACGACAGTTTAAACGCAAAAAATTGGTTCTATGAAGTAACAGAGCGAGACCTAAAAAAAGAATCAATGTTATCAGTTTTAAAATCTGAAGTTGTAAAAGGCACTGCTGAACATTTTGAAAAATGGTGGGAGTCGTTACCTGACAAAAGAAAAGTAAACAAGAAAGGTTGTTTAGAAAAATGGAAATCAAAAAAACTAGATGACATTTCTAAAAAAATTATTTCTTGGACTTCTACTATGAAAAAAACGAGAGAGTGGTTAGAGGGTTTTAATCCTAGCCCTGAAGTTATCATTAATCAAGAAAGGTGGAATGATAATCCTAAATCACCAACACAAATCAGAGGTGCTTTATGAAAACTGATGTCGGTAGCATTGTAGAGCAGTTGACTATCAACAGAAAAACTTTGCAAGAGGGTGGGTTTTATGAAGAAGAAACAGACTTTAAAGTAAAAACGACAGATAATTTAGTAGATGATGTAAAAAATTATTATCGTAATGAGAAAAACTCTGGGTTTTCTTTAGGCTTTCAAAAAACTGATGAGGATAGTAATTTTCTTGTAAGGCGAGGAGAGGTAACAATCTTGACAGGCAGTTCAGGGTCAGGAAAAACTACTTTCTTATCACAGGTATTACTTAACTTAATGACCTATACAAATGTTTTAGTAGCAAGTATGGAGATGAGACCTGTTATACAGATAGCAAAAATGATTCAACAAACAGGAATCAGAGAAGCGAATGACCAACATATTGAGGAGTTTTGTGAAAAATACAAAAATAAGTTGTGGTTATTTAATGCTCAAGGAACAACATCTGAAGATGATTTAGTTGCTAGCCTACATTTCGGAAAAAATGTGCATGATTGTGATGTCTTTGTTATAGACAGTTTGATGAAAGTAGATAGCATTGCAGAAGATGATTACGCAAGTCAAAAAAAGTTTATCAACAAAATTAGTTGCCTTGCAAGAGACCTTAACATTCATGTGTTCTTGGTTGCTCATACTAAAAAATTAGCAGATGAAACAGTGATACCTGACGCTTCACACATTTTAGGTAGTAGCCACATTAGAAACCTAACAGACAATATTATCTGTTTGCATAGAAGAAAAGATATAGAACAGGCAAAGATGTTAGGCGAGTTAGAGGAAGGAGATAATCCTTGCACTTCATACTTGATGGTTCAGAAACAAAGAAACCATCCGTTTGAGGGGACATTTTCTTTTTGGTTTAATAAGTTTAAACAGAGATTTTCGGAGAGACCATGCTAACTGCTAATGAGTTTATTAAGAAGTTTAAACGCACTTTTAAAAGTGCAGAATATAGAGCAACAAGTAAAGATGGAAAGGTTTATAAATCAAAAGGTTTTGATAAATTAAATAAACAGTTTGACAAACAAAATTAACAGTGTATTGTAATAATAACTTTTAACAAGAAAGGAGAAACACAATGAGTCAATCAACAGAATTATCACTTGCAGTTCAGCAAGCAGAATCACAAGACCAATTACAACAAGAGATGGCTAAAGACTATCAAGAGATGGAACAGATGTCTCAACTTGCCTACAAACAACAAATCATAAATGAAATATTTGGGGGTAAGTCATGAGTAAATACGCAGAGTTAAGAAAGATAGATGTTAGCAAATATACAGAGAAGAAAGGTAAGTTTACTTATCTATCATGGGCTTGGGCAGTAGATACTTTATTGCAACATGATGAGTTAGCAACATGGGAATACAGAGAGCCATATAAATTACCTGATGGCAGTATAATGGTGTTCTGCATAGTCAGAGCATTTGGTAAAGAGATGACATCTCAACTACCTGTTATAGACTTTAAGAATCAAGCCATTAAGAATCCTAATGCTATGCAACTCAACACAGCTATGCAAAGATGTTTAGCAAAAGCTATATCATTACATGGCATTGGTTTGTATATCTATCAAGGAGAAGATTTGCCAGAAGGAGATGTTTTAGAACGCATAGAGAACATATACAAAGAGCAAGGTGTAGCTACGGCTAGACAATACTTTAATGGTTTAAACGAGGCAGACAGAAAGTTATGTATGCCATTTATAGAAACAATTAAAAAGGCTGTTTAAACATGGAGCAACGCACAGATGAGTGGTTTCAAGCTAGGGTAGGTAAGGTCACTGCTAGTAATGTAGATAATGTCATTGTTAAGGTTAAGAATGGCGAGAGTATGTATAAACGAAAATACAGAACGCAACTCATTACCGAGCAACTGACAGGAAAGCCTGTAAAGATATTTATGAATGAGGCTATGAGACATGGGGTTGAGTATGAAGATGAAGCTAGAAACGCTTACATAGCAAAGCTAGGACTTCTTAAAGATGTAGATGTTAAAGAGGAGGGCTTTGTAGACCACCCAACAGTTATGATGTCAGGGGCTAGTCCTGATGGTATGGTATCAGATGAGGGACTCATAGAAATCAAATGTCCCCAACCAACAACGCATACGGAAATATTGCAAAACGCAGTAATCCCAAAAAGATATATTCATCAAATGCAATGGCAGATGGCTTGCACAGGTAGGAAGTGGTGTGATTTTGTTTGCTATCACCCTGATTTTGGTGACTATAAACTCTTTATCAAAAGAGTAGAAAGAGATGATGATTTAATAGGTCGTCTAGAAAGAGATATTCATGAGTTTGCAATAGAGGTCATGGATTCAGTTAAATTTATTAAGGAGAACAACTAATGGCAACAGTAGGAATTTCAGCAAGTATTGATGTAACAAAAATTGATAAGTCTAAACTTATTGATGGTAAGAAAGGCACTTATCTTAACTTAACAGCATTTGTTAATTTAGATGAGAAAGACCAATATGACAACAATGGTATGGTAACTCAATCAGTAACAGCAGAAGAAAGAGAAGCTGGGACTAGAGGTGCTATATTAGGTAACACAAGGGTATTTTTTACGGATGAAGGAGGTAGTAATACAACTGCTCCACAAGCTAAAGAAGGTTTTGACCAAGTGTCAGAAGATGTGCCGTTTTAACTAGGGGGATTGGGGGCTAACCGCCCCCTTTTTTTTACTTGTTCATTACATACATTGTAACTTCAAAGCCAAATCTCATTTCAGTAGCTGATGGTTTTGTCCACATAATTAAGTTCCTTGTTGGTTAATCAAGGCTTTATTTTAATTGCAAAGTAAGTTTAAACAGAGTGAACAATGTATGAGTTTTACCTAATGATTATAAGGAGTAAAAATGAGTGATACGATAAACCCTGACCATTACAAGAAAGGGGGTATAGAAACAATAGAATATATGCAAGCCAAGATGAGCAAAGATGAGTTTTATGGCTACATCAAAGGCAATGCACTAAAGTATATTAGTAGAGAGGGATTGAAGTCAGAAAAATTAACTGACAAGATAGATGACTGTAAGAAAGCAATATGGTATCTTGAACAAATGATTAAAGTCCATCAAACAGAACTAAAGGTTTTGGAAGTTAAAGCCAAGCAAGATGAATGGATTGATGACGAATTGCATGACGAAGATTAATAAACAAGAAGTATATTTATATGGAGATAAGTTTGTTTGCCATAAGTGTGGTCGTGATGCTATGTTTATGGATAGTGATAAGAAATGGTATTGTTCGTTTAATTGGTATGACATAAAGGAAAATCATGGAATCTGCAAAAACGATAAAAATACCAAGTAATCCTGTTTGCCATTCATGTAAAAAGAAAGCAAAAATATATTCTAATGGGAAATGGTGGTGTTGTTTAAACACAGAAATGGGAGAGTTTAATTCATCAGGTTTTTGTAAGGAGAAGAAATGAATATCAGTTGTCCTAAATGTAAAGATGTAGAAATGATATGGGGAAATGATTGGGACAATGATGATGACATGGATAGTAAATATTTAATATGGAGTCAGTATAGTTGCCCAAAGTGTGAAACGATAGTTAATGTATATTGGAGTGAGGAAGATGGCGAAGGGAAAAGAAGCACTAAAAAAGAATAAAGATGAATGGAAAGAACATCAGTTTATATATGATGGGTATAAATTTACAATGACTTACAATAAAAAAGATTTTAATATTGCACATGAACTAACAGGAAGGATTATAACTAAAGGAAACTTTAAGGAGTAAATCATGATTGAGTTTGCATTTGTAATGGTAATCAATTTAGCACCAGAACCTTTAACAGATTGGCAATATGTTGGCTCATTTAATAGCTGTCAAGAAGCCGTTTTATATGTAGACTTGCACTATCCAGACCCAAACAAAGTTGAAATGGAATACAAGTGTTTAAACAAAGAATATATACACCTACCAAAAGATACACAAATTAAAAACATAGACATGAAAAACAACAGCGTAAGATATTATGATAAACATAAAGTATGTAAAGTAAGGAGAGATTGTGATGGGTAAAGGCAGTGGAAAAAGAAAGCAAGATATTACTGATGAAGAATTAGAAGAAAATTGGAACAGAATATTTAAAGGCAATGTTGTCAGAGAGGAGGATAAAAAAGATGGCGATAAGCCCAACGCAAAGGACTCTGAAGAAGCTACGGGATAGTGGTGATTACCCTTTAGTCGCTATCGTAGAGAGATGGAACGCATTTGCCAAGATACGACAAGACTTGTTTGGCATAATAGATTTACTAGCAATAGATATTAAAGGCAACACAGTAGGAATCCAAGTTACTAGCTACAGTAACATTAGTGCAAGGGTAAAAAAGATGGAGGATAGTGATGCTATTCACTATTTAAGAGAAGCAAATTGGGTGCTACTTGTTCAAGGGTGGCATAAGAAGAATAACAAATGGGTTTGTAGAGAGGTAGATATATCATGAGTAGATACACAAAAGAAAAATATGATGAGTTTGGCACAAGGGCAAAAGAGTTTATAGAAAAAAATCCTGATGCTAGTAGAAGTAGAATTTCGGCTTATGCAGGTGTTTATGCAGGAACATTAGATAGAATACAAGAAGAATACGGCTTTGTAATGCCAAAACCTATGACACCACAACAGAAAAGAAAAGCAAGTAACTGGGGAACAATACTGGGTGGATTAAGCAAGAAATGAGGATAGTTCGGCTCATGAACATACTAGAAGATTGGGCAAGGTGGATGAAGCAAGATAGCCATAGGTTAGGTTACCCTAACAAGACATCTTATTTTTCTACGGGTGGAGAGTCTACTTCTGAAGTGTTTGAGGATATGGTATCTGAATCTGATATAGACAATGTTAAGATTGTTGACTCTATTATAGACGACTTACCAAAGCAACAAAAGCAAGCCATTAACTATCGTTTTCTAGGTGGCAACAAGCCTATGTATTATGAAAGAGATTTAGAGTTAGCTATAGACAATCTTTTAACTATCGCTGGAAGAAAGATATATGCTTAAAGACAAAATTAAATATTGTTTTGATTATGGTAAATCTGCTGAAAAAAGATTTGCAGAAAAGCATATGACAAATATTGTTTATTCAAACAAAAATCAAGATATTTATGAGCATTGGGATGTAATGGGACTTTTAAAAGAAATAGGTAATGTTAGTAAGTTTGATGTTAAAACTACTAAAAGGTTAGACCATAGCTCTGACCCAAGTGTGGGTGTAATGGAATCAGTTTGGGTAGAAGGTAAGAATGTAAATGGAAAAGATGGGTGGATAAGAGGCAATTCTGATTATATTGTTTTTGAAAGAGAAGATACTTGGATGGTCGTAAATAGAATTGAATTATTAAATTTAACTTTATTAAAATTAAAAGAGAATAATTACAAAAAAGGAAAGGGTGTTTATCTTGTTCATACAAGATACAAAAGAAAGGATAAAGTAACTAAAGTATTATTTAAAGATATTAAAACTATTAAGCATTTTGAACTACAAAAGTAGGTAGGGCTACCCCTTAACTAATCTATTTAAAGCTCACCACGAGCCTCTGGCGAAGCCAAAACAAAGCGTTTAAACGATAAGTAGTAAGAATATGAAGTATATTAGCAATAACACCAAAATAACTGTTGCTAAAGATGCTAATGTATTTAATAGGTTTTTTTGTTTACGAGTCATATTCTGTTGTGTTTAAATGTATAGAATCAACAATCAGCTCAACACTAGAGCCATCATCTAAAAATATAGTCATTGTGTTTTCACCATAAACAATATCAATATCATCTATTGTTTTGTCCATCATGTGCTTGGCTATAAGTAATATATCCATTATTGAGAGTATATCATTGTTCCTTTCTTGTTAATGATTAACGCTTTTTTCCTAGCACTCTTTCCATTTTCTGGAAAAGCCAAATGAACCCACTTATCAAACTCCAAAATAATCTGGTCATAAAGAATATCAGACCTAAAAATAGCATCCACAATGTCATGAGGGTCACCGAACTTTGGGCAAGTAAAGTCGCAAGCCAGTCCTCTAATGTGTGCCGAAGTTGGCTTACTGCCGAGTAATGTATTAAGCTCCAAACAACGATAGCCACTGCTAATAAGTATAGGATTATTATTAAGTAGTTCTCTAACATTTTCCATGCTCCATGCTGTTATTAATAGATTATCTAACACCTCGTCAGATGGTGTGTTATCTATATCTTTTCTTGTTGCTGTCTCGCTAAAGGTTAATTCTTCTACAGTAAAATTAGGAGATGCTTTTATCATTTAGTTAATCCATTTTTCTTTTCGTAGCTACGCAAACCTCCCAATCCCAACATACCCATTAACACTGGTAGCATTGTAGATGTATCAGCTTGTGGAACTATAATACCTAAAGGATGTAATAATGGCGATATAAGAAAGTTTACAGCAAAACCTGCAACACATATCCAACCTACTGCTGGTCGCCACCCTGATTGAAACCATGCTCCTTTAGCATCTTCTTTATTTACTGCTATCTGTGCTAATGCAATTTCATGTGCTTGTTTTTCTGCTAATGTAGATATTTCAAAAGCTATTTTTTGTTTAGTGTCTGCATCAGGTATAAACTTATCTAATAGTGCAGAAACTGGTGCTATAAGTGCTTGTAACATTATTCAATCCATCCATATAATAAACAAAGTGCAATAGGTGTAACAGGTAATACGGCTAATAAACCTAATCCAATAACAATAGGTTTAAATAATATTTTTTTTAGTTTATCCATTGTTTAAACACAATAGTAACTAGTGAAGATATAAATGCAGCGATTGCCATACCTGCCCAAAAGCCACCCTTTCCTTGATTAGCTAGTGCTAACATTTCTTTCATATCTCTTGAAAGTTCATCTTGGCTTTTCTGTAGATGCTCTATCTGCTCTTTCATTCTTCCAAATTCTTGTGGGTTAATATCAGGCATTATCTTCCACCCCCAATAATATCTATTGTGGTGTATTTGTTATCATCTTCTAACAGTGGAGCGTATTGTGTTTTAGTTGAGTCTAATAAGCTAGGAATAAATGCACTTGCTCCCACACCTTTTCTACTTGCTAAAGCATTTAACATACCACTACCTGTAGGCATATAATTTCCAGAGCTTAATTTTCTTTGTGAATTTTTACTTAATAATAAATTAGGAATAGCTTTTTCTGCTCCTAATAATAAAGGAATACCATATCCACTTGAAGCAAACCCAACACTACCATATTTTGCAGTTTGAAGAAGCCCATCTTTAAGCAAATCATATTTGGATGATTTACCAGCAGGTTTAACTACACCTCCATATTCTTCAACAAAGTCCATAATTATTTTACCTTCATCTTTTACTGGGGCTTTGTTTCTTGTGTTTTTTTTGTAAAAGTCTAAAGCATCTAAATTTCCTTTTTTAACAGAACTTTCTACATTAAATGCTCTAGCAAAACCTTGTTTAGCTTCTTGTAAGTTACGAATTATTTCTTTGTCACCATATTTTTTAGCCACAAAATCAAGCTCTGCTTCTGCTTTGTCTAATCGTGCTTTTTCTTTTTCTATTTTTTTGTAATTAATATCCTGTCCATCTCTATCAGCTTTTTTTCTAGCAGTTCTCCAAGCATTTGCATAATCTAATTTTATTTTTTTTATATCTTTTAGTATTTCTGCTCCACTTCTAGAATAAACAGTTTTAGTTTTAGATGGTGGTGGGGTTATTGTTTTCATAATTGGGTTACCACTTCCATCAAGAAGCCCCGTATCTATTTGTTCTGGTTTACCTTTTGTAGTTTTACTTTTTTGCAAAACAACAGGTTTATAAGATTTAATAGTATCATATGTACTTTTGTATTTGTTTGCAACGAAATCTACCATTTTTGTTAATGGAGTTGTTTCTGGTATATCCATAATAGGATTACCATTTTTATCTTTTCCACCTACAAACTTTCTAGCGTTTTTGTCAAATATTTTTTGATTAATTTTTATAGCGTTGGCTTTTGTGTTGCCTAATAATGATTCTGCTGTCTTTCTAATTCTTCCTGCTTGTTTAGTAGAGCTAGGAGGAACAACAAATCCTTCTTCAGTAAATTTTGATAATGTAGCATCTACATCAGCCATTTGAGATTGTTTTACATCTGCTTTAGATTTTATCTTATCAAAAAGCATACCTGTTGGTTTAGTAATAATTTGTGTTGGGTCTATAGCACTACTAACTTTATTTCCTACCTCCCCTAGTTTTTGAAGTTTAGAAGAATACTGTTGTGCTTTTAATGGGGTAGTTATACCACGACCTAAAACACTTAAATCTAGTAAACTAGTAATAGGTTTTTCAGCTAACCTTTTCTTTATACCACCTTCTGTAGCAAGCTCACTAAATTCGTCTGCAATAATACCCCTATACTTACGATACTTTTCCATTTTTTGAGGGTCAGCGTATTTAGATAAACCTAATTCATCTACTAATTTAGACATACCTGCTGAACCTAAATCTATTATGCCTTCCATAGTTTTTACAGGGGAAGTAACGGCTTGAACTGCTCCTGCACCAAGATTATAAAGGTCACTACCAATGTTTCCAAAAGCAGCACTAGCTACCTCTCCTGCTGTTGAGTCAGCAGTAATTTCATCTTTTGGTAAATTTAAACCTGTAGCTTGTCTAGCTTGTTCTTCTGTAGGAGGACTCTCCCCTGTAAGATGAAAAGTTCTACCATCTAAAGTTACTTCATATGTTGGCATTTAATTTCCTTATTAAAAAATTTCTTTAACTGTATATGGCTTTTGAACAGGCAGATTATTTCCTAACCCCATATCCATATTCATTGTTTCAGTTCGCTGTTTTTGTAATGCCTCTTTAAAGGTAGCTGGAAAAATATGTCCTACATTAGCATCTTTTAAAGAACCGCCTAAATCATAATTATTGTAATATTCTTCACCAAAATTCATTAAGTATTTGTTTGATTGTTTTGTTACCATATCTTCACCCATTCTGTGTAGCAGTAACATTTCTTTATATAAGGCTTGAGGTGAACTAGTGTTTTGTAATGCAGCAGCGGCATTAATAAACATCTGAACTTCTCTATCAGAGACATTACCTACAGCACCACCAGTTGAGTTGTTATTTCTCATTTCTTGAATTTGTTTAATAAATTCTTTATTTTGAATTAAGGACAAAAGATTAGCTGCATCTTGACCATCTGTTTGAAAGCCATACTTACCTGCTTTAAGGTTTATCATTAACCTTCCCATACCACTTTGCATATCCTTTACAGCTTCTGGGTTAGCCATTAATCTTCTAATAACTTTATTACTTCTTGCAACTGTGTCCATCATATAAGCAGCAGCTTTCCCACTATCATTACCATTTTTTTCAAATTCTTTCATTTTTAACATTACATTATCTGCATTTAATCTTGGGTCTAATGCTTTTTGTTGTTGTTTTCCTAGTTTGTCCCATTGCTCTGGGGTGTATTTGTCTCCATAATAATCTACATACCCACCAATTTCTTTGCCATTTACTTTAACAGCAGGATAGCCTTCTTCTGGAGCAAATGTACGGCTTCTATAAGGAGAGTTGTTTAAACCTGTTTGTTTTCCTTGTTCTGATAAAGTTTTGTTACTTCCATCTTTTTGTTGTTTTGTATACATACCTAATTTTTGTGATAGAGTTTTTTGTTCTTTAGGTATGTAATTAGCATCTTGAAGTCGTTTGCTTTGTTCAGAAGCATTATGAGTTGCAACTACCTCATCACTAGGAGTATTAATTAAATCTAAAAAAGCATTATTTTGAAACTCACTATTTTTAGTAGGGTCTTTAATATTCATATTTAATGCTTTTGCTACATTTTCTTCAGCAACAGAAAGTTTAGTAAGCTCTCTAAATCTTGGGTCAGATTTTCTTTGGTCTGCATCAAATGCTTCTGGGTCAACTGCATATTGTTGTAATAAATCTAAATCTCCCCTTTCTTCTAATTCTCTAAATTTACTTTCAATTGCTTTCTCACGAAGTGTTCCTAGTCTAAAGGTTGTTCCAGCAGCTCCTGTTTCGTATGCTAGTTTTTTTGATTTTATAGGAGCATCAGAAAGTTTGTGTTGATTTAACATAATATCTTGTTGCAACTTATTTAAATCTAAAGAGTTTTTGTTAAATTTTTGTTGGTTAAATAAGTTTGTAACAGCATCATTAATACCCTTTGTTCTCGCTGCTTTAGCCCCAGTAGCAGTTGCAAGTAATTTTTCAGCAAGTGTTTTGTCTTTATATAAAGAATTAACATAACCAAGACCTCCACCTAATAATGTATTTATATTTAGAGAGTCCTCATAGTTAGGGTCATTAATAAGCCCTTTAAAGGGCTGATTAGTCGTTCCCAATGCTTTATCTATCATTGTATTGTAATCAAAATCTAGCAATGAATCTGCCATGTTACGCTCTCCTTACTTTTAATATGTTGCCCTGACTTGGGTTGTATGCTTGTTGTGCAACTTTACCTACTGATTGCGTGACTTGTTGTGGGCTAGCACTACTACCACCACCTAATGCTGTCATACCTAATGTAGCTAATGCTATTGGATTTTTTTCCGCAAATCCTAGTACGCTATCAAATGCCCTTTCATATAAAGGTTTTTCATAGCCTCCCTTTGCCTTTGCTATTTCTTCTGGTGTAGATTTAGTTATTTTATCAAATGCTGGATATGGTGATGTTGCTTGTGCTGTTTGTGCTATGTTAGCTACTTCATTATCAGCCATTAAAGCATCAGTATTTAATACATAGTCTGTATTGTAAGGGCTAAATCCTTGACCTGTGACCCCACCTGTTACATTTTGTAGGTTGTTTGATGTTCCTATTAAACCATTTGTGCCTACAGAAGTATTTGCACCACCTAACAGATTTGCTCCTTGATTGCCTGTGTTTGCTAATGCACCAGAACCTAAATCAAATCCCATTTTGTCAAACTCAAATCCAGAGCCAAAACCATCTGAACCACCAAACATACCACCAGTTACACCACCAATAGCTGCTGCTTTAAAAGGGTCTCTACCTTGAGCTAAAGCTAATGCTGCACCTATTCCCATTCCTCCTAATACTGGAGCACCCATTATTTACCCCCTCCACTAGAAGAACCTACTGTAGTTTGATTAATTGGAGCTGGAGCACCATAAGCCGCTGATAGATAACTTGTTAATTTACTGTATGGTTTATTTTGGTTAAACTCAAATCTAGCTATATCTGCATTTAGTTTGTCTTTAGCATACTGCTCTTGTGTCTGACCTATTCTAGCTAATTGATTTATGTCTGAATAATCTGCCATAGCCATTTCTGGAGCTAATTGAGCTGCGTTCATTTGTCTTGCTGCTTGTTGCTCTGATAAGCTACCAAGACCTTGAGCTGCTGCTAATCTTTGGTTAAATGTTTGATTAGTAATATCACCTAATCTAGCTACTGCTTGTTCTTGCATACCTCTTTCATTGCCATAGTTACTGTAAGCTAGTTGAGCTGCTTTGTCAGTTAAAGCGTTAGCTAGATTTTCTGATGCTTGTGATTCCATTTCACCCATAGCACCTGAACCATATCTACCTGATGCTGCTGTTCTACTACCAATGTTTCTAATAGCTGAATTAAATTGGTCTACTGCTGGTTTTGCTGCACTTGCCATCATACTGGAAAAATATGGATTACCTGCTGATAGGTAATCTCCTCTTGCTGTAGCTTCTGTCCCTGCTAAAGCTCCACTAGGTATTCCTCCCCTTAATGAGCTAAAGTTTGATAATGCAGGATTTACTGATGATTGCAAATCACTAATTGTTGATTGAGCTTCTGGTACTAATGGACTACCAGTTCTTGCTCTATCACTTGCTAAACTTAATGCTGTTTTTGTAGTTGCGGATGCTGGAACATAAGTTGCTCTTGGATAATAGCTTGGAGATTGTCTTTGGTACAAATTTTTTGCTTGTCCTAAACCATAGGTTATGTATGGCAAGATAGCAGGGTCAATATTTTGTGTGGTTGTTTGTGTTTGACTACTACCACCACCACCACCACCTTTGTATTCACGCAATCCAGTAACAGGATTAATTGTTCCTGAACCACCATGTGCCTTTAGAAGATTAGCTTCCCATGTATTAACATGAGCAAGTTCAGTATCTCCCTCTCTACCTAATTTGCCTAAATCTTTAGCAAGCCAGTTATATAACCATATTTTTAACTTAATCATTCTATTTTCAACTCCATTAATTGATATTTTTTATTGAATCCGTAAAGCCTATTCCACAGTTTAGTAATGCTTTCAAATTTAGTAGAACCCTGTATTGAAGTTCCACCATTTTCTTTAACCCACTGTTTAAACTGTTCCATTCCTGCTTTTGTATTTTTACCGCCTATATAAGTTATATAAGCCACCCTGTCGTTAGGATAGTTAATCCATTGTACAGTGAGTGCTACATAACAAATCTCGTCTTTCATTACTAATAGTAATTGTTGCTGACCTTGTGTAACTAACAGTTTTAACTGACCGCTAGTAAATTCGTTGTTACCTTTGTCTAATGCTTTTTGTAATAAAGGTTCTGCAAGATACCAAAATCTTTGCACTTGATTCGTAGGCACTACATAGAGTTTCATAAAATTTATCCAACAATGATATAATCATATGTTACATCAGTATTAGATGTATTTCTATGCCCTACAACAAAGCTACCTTTAGCTTTTGTTTTAATATATGTATAGTCTGATTCTGCTGCTGCATTTACAGTTCTTGGTGATAATAAAATTACTGAATCAAAACCTGCCCTTTCATTAGCAACAGTAGTTTCTGTTACTGATGTTGCTAAAGTAAAAGTGCCACTATTATTGGTTTTACCATTCATAGCGTTATTAACTACTTCGGACACTAATCTAGCATCTCCCCCTTGATAGGGAAGTGTACGATACATTCTAGGCATTATCTATTACCTTGTGGTTTTACATCTACATCTACTGCCATAGCTGTTGTCCAGTTACCTGTAGGTTGTACATTAAATCTATGATACCTACCTGCACTTCTTAAACTACATCTGCCTTCTGTTGTAGCAGGAACAAATGTACCAAAAATAATGTTGTCATCTAATTCTCTACGACTAGCTACTGCAACTTGTGCTGTGCCATTGTCTATTTGTGGTCTTGCTAGTGTAGCTACAGAATTGTAACCAACTTCTATGTCTGTAGTGATTAGTTGTGGTGTTGTAGACTGACCTGTAAATACTACAATTTTATCTGCCCTTGCACCTGCAAATAGAAACTTACCTCCAATAAACAATCTGGAATCTAGTGATATTACTGGCATAGTATCTATGTCTGTATAACCTAAAATAGATTCTAAAGTTTCTAATGTTTCTCCCAATGTAGCAATAGTACCTACAATATTTGATGTTGTTTCAGCTCTTGACCATTTTTGTAGCTGCCAATTATAAATAAGTATTCTTCTGTTACCATCTACATCAGCATAGTTCCATACGACAAGATTTTTAACAGGGTCTATAGCAACACTCATAGTATTAAGTTTTGTTAAATCAGCCCTACCAAAAAACCATCTATCTAATTTTTCTAATCCTATATTTGTTACTGTTTGTCCATCTGTAGAGTAAAATCCATCATCTGCTAAAAAGAAAGTAATGTTTCCATACCTAGCAACAGAATTACCTTCCAAACAACCTAGTCCATTAGAAATAGCATCAAATTGCCAAAAGAGAGGGCTACCTACATATGAACATCTAACTATAGATTTTTCTAACAACACAACACCAAACTCACCACCTGTTATTGCTTGAACATTACCGCCATCAGCAATTATTTGAAAATCACTTTGACTTGTAGCACCAGATACCCAGTCAGTTTCATCATTAATATCTGACCATTGAACTTTGTCTGGCTGTGAGCCTATACTAATATTTCCTGCAAAAACAAAGTCACGAACTACAGCAATATCTTTAGCTATAGGAGCTGATGCTGCTACATCTGCAAATGCAGTAGATACACCAATAGTCCATGCTTGAATTTTATTGTTGTCGTTACAAGCTAATACTACCTGACCAAATTGTTCAAACTTCCATGTGCCATTACCACCATAACCACCTGCTTTAGACACATCATTTAAGTTTTGTGTTGCAATATCTAGTTTAAACAGCTTTGTAGCACCACCTGCAAATACTTCTACATTAGCACCAAACTTGGCTACAAATATATTGTTAATATTTTCACTAGCAGAATTAGAAAAATCTACCGAGCTAGGGAAAGCACCATAACCAATACCAACAGGAAATACATTTTTAGCATCATTTAAACTACCTGCGTTTGCTGGTTGGTCTGGTAGCCAATCTGTAAATTGTAATCTTTTTGTTGTCATATTATACTTTCATTATGTACGCTAATGCGTAGTATGGGCTTCTTGTGTCTACAATATGTCCGTGATTACCAGATGTGTGGCTATGAGCACCAAGTGACCTATTACTACCTGCGGCACGAATAGACTCTAACCCTTCAGAATATTCGGCTTGCCCAGAGCCAACAAGTAATCTTCCAGCTGTTGCTGTTCCCAAAGGTCCGCCTGTAGTTCCCCATCCATCTCTTGGAACAGAAAGAGTTGCGTTTGTTATTCCAACCGCAGTATCACTAGTTGCTATTGTATTTGAACCACCTTGAGCATTTACTGCATAACTAGAACCTGCACCTACCACAAACTTATCTCTTAAATTAGGAGTGCCATTAGAGCCATTACATAATACCCAACCACTAGGAATAGAGCTTGTAGAACCTGACCATAGCATTATCATACCTGAAACAAAAATTTGTAATGTTGTCCAATTAGGATGTGCATTTGAACCAGTAGAAACTAATACTTGACCAGCCGCTCCTGTTGAGCCGTCTATTTTAAATGCACCAGTTGAATTAAAATTATTAGTTTGCACTGTCCCTGAAATATTTACACTATTAGCGTTTTGTGTAGAAATAGTGCCTAAAGTTGTCCAACTAGGAACATTTGTACCCCCACTAGATGTAAATACCTGTCCAGAAACTCCAGAGCTTCCGTTTAAACGAAACTGCCCATTAATACGCGTGTCTCCATTAAAACTAGCCTGCCCATTAGATGTAATTCCACCACTATTAATAAGATAATCACCACTAGAGCCATCTATGTAATCTTTAACTTGTGCCATTGTTTCACGAATAGCATTGTTAATGGTACTGGGAGGACATCCTTCATTTATGTTAATATTGTTTATGTCAGTATTGTTAGCTGCAACACTGTCCCATTCTGATATTTTAGTTTTTGCCATGTTTTATCCTTGTCGTTTCCATTTATTAGTTCCTGTTGTTGAATCTGTCCATACATTACTACCTACTGATACTTCATCCCATGTATTATTTTCTACAGGAACATCAGTCCATAAATCACTACTTGCTGATACTTCTAACCATGTGTTTCCTTCTACTGGGACATCACTCCATTCTTCACCAAGTAAAGTTCCTAATGATACTACTGTACTTACACCATTTACAGAAGCATCTGCTTGTCTTATTACAGTGGTTGATGGTAATTCTAATGTTGCTAATCCTTCTACACCTGCATGACCATCTATTACTAGTCCACCTAATGCTGTAAGCGTAGATGTACCTGTAATACTTGCATCACCAAATTGTATTCTTAACCCATCAGCAGTTAGTGTAGCTGTACCACTAATGCTTGCATCAGCATAGATAATAGAACCAGATAAAGCAACAGTCAGTGTTGCACGACCACTTATATCACCTTCACCAAATGCCACATAAACAGCATTAGAAGTAACAGTTGCAGTGCCAGTAATAGAACCTGTTGCATTATTAATCAGACCACCTAATGCAGTAACAGTCGCTTGACCATTAATACTTGCATTAGCAAGTCTAACTAATATTCCATTTGATGTTAGTGTTGCAGTTGCACTGATAGATGCAGCCGCAGTTCTTTCTCTTAACGCATTAGCTGTAAGGGTACTTGCACCTTGTATCTGTGCAGAACCAAATATTGCTGACTTACCTCCTAATGTAGAGTATGGACTCTGTGAAAATGCAGTAATGCCGTACATTTACTCTACTTCTTCTGGTGTGTTACCTTCTGCTAACCAAGCTAGGTATTCTTGGTAGTCTCTGTTTTTTTCGTCCATTGGAATAAAAGCATTGTCCTCTATTCGCAAAATACATTGCACATCTTCGTCTGGTATAATTTCTCTAGTGCTGTCTGTTAGTATTCTATACATAATTATAGCTCCGCATCTGCTGCTAAATTTGCTACATAAGGATTAGCTCCCATATAACCACTAAAAAATTCAGGTTTAGTATAGCCAAAACCTATACCTACTAATGGAGTCCTAGCAGCACTATAAGTTATGGTAGGTGCTATTCTCATTTCTGTAGGAAATATTCCAGTTACAAATCCACTGGTACTATAATTGCCACCATGTAAAGTCCCTGAAAAATTAAAAAAATACCTATTGCATCTTTCTAACTCTCTACCATATGGTATGTGTTCAAATGGGGTTGCAGTTGTACCAGCTTCTAGTTGTACACCTGTAATATTAACATAGTTATTTACTGCATCTGCTAGGTTGACCTGACCTACTGCTCTGTTTGTATTATTAGCCGCTGTCCATGTTGTTTGTAGTGTTCCAGAAGTATAGTTAGTTCCAGCAGAAAGAAAAATGCCTATTTGAAATGAATTATCGTTATCATTGTCAAAACCAGAAAGAGTATCTCCATCAAAAGTGATAGTTTTCTTTTCCCAAGTGTCAGCATCATTTATTGTAAAAGTTTTAGATACCTGTTTTGTTGCATCAATATTGTATAATTCAGATATATAAGTTCCAGTTTTGTTAGATTTTATCCAAAAACAATATGTTAAACTTTCAGCAAATGTAGTGCCATATTTAAGTTGTTGTACATTTTGACCTTCAAGTCTTGTTCTAATTTGTAATACATTACCAGCCGCTAGAGATGGGTTAGCAGTAGTGCATAGCATTTTTACACTGTTGCCAAATCCTTGTGCTGGTGGTACATCTGTGTCTTGACTTTGTGTCCATGTTCCGCCACTTACAAGAGCTCTCCATCTATCAACAGTATAAAAATTTTCAGAAGTAATCCCACTAACACTCGTCCCCCTCTGTGCAACTTGCATCTTACCATTAATGATAAGGTTACGATTACCAAGAGAATTATAAAAAGTGTTTATATCTGCTGTGGTAGCTATAGTGCCGTTAGTAGCTTGTAGTTCTAATGTACTTGCTCCTGCAACTGAAGGAGCTGATATGATAACTTCACCAGATGTGTCTCCCTTTAATTTTATACTAGCCATTATTCAGAATCCTTTGGGTATTTAGCTTTTACTTCTCTTATATGGTTAAGCCATGTTTCAGTACCATCTTGTACATCATGGTATTGCATATCTAGTTGTTCAGCTAGTGGTGCATATTCAGATGCTCTTTTTCTTTGATATTCTTTGTTATCATATTCTGTTTGAAGTCTATTTAATTCTGCTTCAATTTCTTCTTCTGTAAAAGGGCAAGTGGTATTTGATTTATATTTTCCATCAACAATACCATCATCAATAGATGTGTCAATTATTATCATATCATCATCAGTCCCCATAAATTTATATGAAGGGAATAATTCTTTAGATAAACTTTCTAAAGCATCTTGTCTAGTTATAGTTCTTATAATCATCAAGTGTAGTTTCCGTTATTGAATGTAGCTCCATTTAATTCTTGAACTTCAAAATGGTTATTATTCCAGCCGTTGGAATAAAGTGAATTAGCAATATTGATATTTATTCTATACCTTACAGTAGTGTGTATTTTCATATATATTCTAAATGTATGTTCTTCAGTATTAACTGCCTTTACTACAGTATCTAGAGCAGGGCGAAAATACTCATCCGACATTGTATTATAATAAAAAGCATGAGAGCCTGTATCTCGCACCCTTACCCAACCTGTGGTTGGTGTGTGCATTGATAGAATAATACCTACACCACCAGCTCCAGTAGCTGCACCTCCACCACCAGTGTCATCACAACAAGTGTCCCAATGTACTCTAAACCAACTGTTGATGTCTTTTGGAGTCATAGCAATTTCTACACCAGTATATGTTCCAGATGTAGCTCCTGTTGTTCCAGCTGCTGCTGTAATGACTATATTTTGAGTGGGTGAAGAAGTCATTTTCCACTGCTTAATAAATCCTATTGATGAATCTGGAGCAATATCTACATCATGGACACTGCCATCCTGTATTCTGTCTATTCCTGAATTGCCGTTAATATTTGTTGGCATTATTTTATTTCCTTATCTTTATATGTAGTAAACATTAATTCTGCCATCAGACTGTGGTATGCCATAATTTACCCAATCAACTTCATTATCTCCACCTGCGTAACCTGCTGAACCATTGTAGTTAGAACCTGCTTCGGTAGTTACATCTGTTAATCCACCTGAATATCCAGAACCACCACCTGCACCTACATGAACCCAACCATTACTTACCCCTGTAGGATATGATTTAGCACCAGAGCCGCCACCATAGTAACCGCCACCACCACCACCACCATAGCCGCCACCTCCTGCAATACTACCGCCTTGTAATGTACCACCATTATAAGTTGAGCCTGTTGTTGAATATCCACTAGCACCAGCAGGAGAACCTAAACCACCAGATGATTGAGTACCTCCTCCGCCACCGCCAGTAGGGTATGTACCATAACCTTTACCTGCTAAACCAGAATCTCCACCACCTGCACCACCATAATATGGAGCACCAACCATACTACCTTGAGCACCTGCTCCACCGCCACCACCTGCGGCAGCTAAAACATCACCAAAATTAGTGCCACCTCTAAATATGTAAGAACCACCGCCCCCACCATTACCTTCTCTACCACGACCACCACCGCCAAAGCCACCAATAAAGTCTTTTCCTGAACATTGACCTGAACAGTCTGTGCCACTATCTTCTGCCGTATGGGTTTTACCTACTCGGAATGTTAATGTTTCACCTGCTGTAACTGACAATAAACCTTTTGTAAATCCACCTGCACCACCAAAAGTTGGATGTCCACCACCAGCTCCCCATATTTTAACAAGTACCCTAGTAACTCCATTAGGAACAGTCCATGTAGCATCTGAACCAGTACCAGTAAATGCTTGTAGATTATCACTTTCATTAGGTGTCTGTGTTGATGGAGGAGCTATATATTTGTAACTTACTAAATTTGCTGAAAAGTATGGTCTTGCATCTGTTGATGCTGCTTGAAATTGAACAGTTCCAGTTCCACTAACATATCCATATAGTTCTATGTAATCTGTTGTGCCATTCATATATATTAAAGATGAACCTCCAGCTTCAGATGGAGATGTCTGCCCTCTAACTAACGCAGTTTGTTTACTGGCAACACCATTTTTATACACAGAAACATTATGTTGTGTCATTGTGCTATATGCAAATCTAATATGAGTTTGTACATCATAATACCCTGCTACTTGAGGGGTAAAGCGAGCATTGCTCAAATCAAAAGCAGATGTTGTATCAAATTCTTCTGTATCTAACTGAACTTTAGTCCATGTTGCATTTGATATTGTTTGAGTTGTTGCTAATGTTGCAGAAAACGCTGGAACAGTAGGGTATAAATTTTGTCTGCCTTCAACATTTCCATTATTATCAAATACTAAAGAATCAGTGCCATTTTGTTGAATAATTGTTTCTGTTGAGGTAGGCTTTATACTAATAGTCATTAGTCAGTCTCCACATATATTGGTGGCAAGTCTGCTTCACCAGTTGTATTGCCTTCAGCTACCCATTGTAAATATACTTGATAATCAGGAAGGGAAGGGTCAAATGGTACAAACTCATTATCAGATGTTCTAACAACACCATACGCATAATCATTGCCATTCATATCCATTATTTTTTTATACATTATGCTGCTATCTCCATAACTATGAGCTCTGATATTCCGTATTCTACACCAACAAAAGTTCTATTAGTCCACATGGTTCTACTGCCACTAGCAGCAGCAACTAGAGTATAAGTGATAGGTGTATCAACTGTACTTGCTGTACTGTCTACAGTTTGTATGTGCATAATTTCAGGTGTTGTAGAATTATTATCCACCACATATGTCTGTGTTGCCATTGATAATCCAAGTCTATTACTAGTTGACCCACCAGTATTTATTCTAACCCCATCTTTGTGTATATTAAAAACTACATCCCAAGCAACTTCCGTCTCTCCAAACCATCTAGCAGTAACAATAAATTTACTTCCATTACCTTTAGGAGTAATAGATATGTCAAAGTCTGTACCAGTACCAATTTGTGTATCTGTTGTCCCTATTGTTTGTGAACCTTGTGTTGATATTACTTTATTCACTACTTGCAAAATATGTCCAGAACTAAAAATTCCTGCTGATGTAATTTTTGCTACTTCTGTAGGATTATCTGCATTACCTTGACCAACTCTTAATGTGCCATCTGGTGTTGCTGGTTGATAGATAGTAAAGTTATTAGTTGCTCTAGCATCTGTGCCTAGCTGTAGTTTTTTGCTTTTTACTGTACTCATATTACACTACTGTCCATGTAGAACCATCACCTACTGTTATTGTAACACCATCAGCTACAGTAATAGCACCTGCTGTCATAGCATTACGATTATCTGCTAGTGTGTAGTTTGTATCTAGCGTTGTGCTGTTTTCTACAAAACCTATGCCGTTAAGAGTTATGCTCATTCTGTTTCCTCTAATGTTTTTGGATATTTAACTTTAACTGCTAAACAATCATCTATATATTTTTGTACTTGTACATTATCGCCTTTTACAATACCATCTAGGTAATCTGCATAAGGCGGATATTCTTCAGCTCTTTGTTGTTTGTAAGCGTTAGCCGTTACTTCTGTTTCTAATCTTTCATGCTCTTGAGTAAGTTCTTCTTCTGTTGGTTTTGTTATATTTTCAGATAACCACTGTAATCCAGCATAATCATTTCCATCTAAACTCCATTTAGCTTCTGGATATAACGAAATAATAGCTTTTGTTAAATCAATCATCCTGCTATCTCCATTAAAGTAATAGTAGAAAGTGGTATCGTATCGTAATTATTAGCAGCCGCTTGAAAGGCTTCTGACCTATTTAGATAAACTATAGGAGCACCACTATAACCACCTAATTGTACTTGGTAAGTTAGTGCTGATGTTGAGGAAGGACTGTCTATCCATGACCCTGAAATATTCATCATTGCGTGTGTATTACCAACATAATTATTTACTCTTGCTGAAGTTACAGGTCTACTTCCTTCAGAAGTTCCTAAAAATGGATAACGAGTCCCTTGTTTTATTCTTAAACTTGATTGATACCCACTTGCCACCATAGTTTGACCGATATAAGCGTGTACCATAACCAATATTCTACTACTAGTTGACGAAGGTGTAATCGTAGCAGAATAACCAGTTACATCTAAAAAATATCCACCATTGTCAACTACAGAAGTACCAGTAAAAGATGAACCTTTTTCTCCAGAAATAACTTGCAGTATTTTACCTTTAAAAATGGCATCACCTGTTAAAGTCTTACCACTAGCCATTGCTAAACCAGTAGAATTAACTGTAGCAATATCTGCCCCTGCTGATTGTAGCTTTATCTCACCACTTGTATCTGATGTAACTACAACACCATTAGTTGTATCTGCATTTATTGTACTTGACATTATATAACCACCCATCTGCTAGAAGCAGGAACTGTGACTGATACTCCACTAGATAAAGTTACAGGAGATACTGACATTGCATTGTAACCTGTAGGGACTGTGTAGTTAGTTCCTATAATTGAATTATTTATAAACACACCATTAGTTGCACCTAGCTGTGGTGCTATACCTGTGTTATTGCTATCTTGAACTACAGCCTTTTCAGCAGGGTAAGTACAGAATACTTCACTTGTACCAGCTAAAGTAATTTTGCTACCACTATTGCTAGATTCTAATACAGTGTCCCTAGACAAAGTTGTACCTGAAGCTGTATAAGTACCTAAACCTACTTCGTAGCTGTTACCATCACTTGTAATAGCATAGTAAGTTGTATTGTAATCACCTATAGCAGCAAAAGATTGAAAACCTGCACTTGCTCCAGCTAATGTGACTGTGCCTGTACCTGTTGTCGTTGTGGTTTCTTTTACTCTATCTTTTACGATAAGAGCCATATTTTATCCTTACGCTAATTCTACAGTTAGGTTACCAGTAGTGATTTTAAATATATCACCTGTATCAATAGTTTTAGAAGTATCTAATGCTGTGTGATATAACATATTACCACCACTAGCAGAATCCCATAAACCAATCCATCCTACAGTTCCCCATGATGCTGTGCAAGTTGGAAAAGTAACATCTGAATCTGTAGCAACTAAACCTGATGTTCCTGAAGCTGTAGCAAAAGAAGCAGTAGTTCTAGCATAAGCACCGCCAGAAACTTCTGTACCAGTTCCTGCATCTGTTGGGTCTGCTGTGTGTAATGATACATAAGGGTTGTTTACTGCTGTAAATGCAGTTCCGTTAAGTGTTGCGTTTAGAAGTGCTACTTCTAAATAATCCGACATTTCAGCCATAATAATTTACCTCGTTGAGTTAGTAATAGTAAGTGGTTGAGCAGGGTATTCAGATTCGTCATCACTTTTGCGTAGAGCCATTATTCCTCTATCATACATACTTGCCCATGTGTTAAGTCTTTCGTCATTCATCAAATAGGGTTCTGCTTCACCTAATGCAGCGTAAAGTAATAAATCAGGTGTATCTGCCAACCAAAGGTTAGATGAATTAGTGCCGCTTAAATATTCTGGTTTATAAAAGTAAACCATTTGTAGCGTGTAAACACTATCAGGGATAGGAGCAAATTGAAACTCTGCACCGAGCAGTGTATATCTACTAGGTAATCCAGATTCTGCGGTATGTGCATTTCTAAAGAAATTACTTGTAGATAAAAATTTAATTGTTTGTGGTGGGTTGCCTTGTAAATGCAAATCTTTCATAGCAATAAAATCAGAAGGTAAAGATACTGTTGCATCACCTGCTGTTGTATTTGCCGTAGCAACTTTAAGCATTTGTCTAATGCGTAAGTCTCTGACAAGTCTATCTTCTGCTAATCTTATGAACTCTGGTATCTGGGTTGTTAAATCAGAACGAGCTAAATAATCAGCTATAGTCGCTTGTAGCGTTGTGTAATCTGTAAAAAATGCCATTTAGATTCTGCCCTGTTTTGTTCTAAAAAATCTATTGTCTGGGTCGTTTAACCATGCAAAGAATTTCTTTTGGTCTAATACATGAAACCCTCTCATTATTCCTTGTTGGTTTAACTTATCAATAACAGTTAAAGGTATAGAAGCTATCTTGTTATCAAAGACATCCTCACCCCATTTTGTTGAGCTGTTATTGTATTCTTGTTTATTCTTTTCAATGATGTCAGTTACATCTTGATTGGTCTCTACAATCTTGCCATCATCTGTATTATGTTCTTTGAATTTTCTCATTTTATTCTCAATAATAATACTGCCCCCGAAGGGGCAATATAATGTTTAACCTAAATTAAACTGCCAAGTCAGCAACGATACCATGTGCTTTCTCGTTAGATACTTGTAGAGTGTACTCAACAAGCATTTGATGCTTCTCACTGTCACCAGTTTTAGCCAATAGATTTGACTCAAATGGTCGTAGTGTAGCAACAGATGCCATTGTTGGGTCAAGCACTAATGCTTGCTCTGCATCTGGAGTTGTATCAGCAGTCATAAATCTGTCAGGTACAACAGATAAAGTACCGAAGTCTGATAAGTAAACATCAGCAGCACCAATAATAGTAGTTGCTTTAGCAGCAGGAGCTTCATAACGCTGTGCTGCAATACCTGCAAAAGTAGATACTACTTGCTTTTGTGTTGGCGGTACAACTAATAGAGTTGGGTTACCACCATTTTCAAAACATGATTTAACAACATCTTTTAGTTTATCTTCTGTAAATGCAGAAGCAGTAGCACCTTCTGTTCTAGCGGCTGTGCCGTTAGCATTAACAGGAGCAACACCATCTGTCATTGTTACAAAGTTAGTACCAAGCCATGATTGAATAGAGCCAAGTAGTCTAGCTGCTGAACCAGCAGTACCATTACTTGCAGCTACATTACCAAGAATAGTTTTTTCCATGTCTCGTTTTAGTTCTTGTCCTGCTTTAGCTAGTTGGTAAGCTGTTTCTGTTTTACGACCAGCTTTATCAACTGCATCAAGAGTTCCAGAGATATGTACTGTTTTACCTTGAATTTGTGTTCTGTTACCTACACGAGTTGTAGGAGTATCAGAAGCACCTGAAGCATCAGCACCTTCAATTAAGCCTCCTGCACTAGCTGCTGCTAGGTCATCAGTTTGCCATTCATGATATGTTGCTGTTGCCTTTGTTTTACCAATAGATGAAACTACTGGTGTTTCGGTTGGTGCAATGTTGAAGATAGTATTGCTTAAATCTTCTCTTTGACCAATCGCTGTATAAGTTCTAAATTCTGCCATTGTTTTTCCTTAAATAAAGTTTTCAAATATAGCTGCGGCATCTCTGGCTGAACCAGTTTGCTGTAGCTTTTTAAGTTGTTTCTTTTGTATGTCGGTTACATTCTGCTTCACTTTAGCTCCAGACTTTACAGTCTTTGGTGCTTTAGCGACTTTTTTCTTAACACCAGCTTTACCTGCCATTAATTTGTCGTATTGTGCTGCTTTATGTAATACCAATACATGGCGAGAGTCATAGACTTGAGATAATTCCTCGTCTGTGAAACCAACCTTTTTGCCGTAGCTACGAATGTCGTTTCTGACTTGTTCGCCTTTCGTTTTGTCTGAAAACTCTGGTAAGGATTCTGCTAGTTTTATTTGTTCTTGTTCTACAAACTTTTGCATTTGAGCATCATTTTGCGTTTTTTGCTCTTGAGCAATTCGCATCCTTTCAGCCTGCACTGTTTGTAATTGTTCTTTTTTTTCGGTCATTTCTGCGACCTTAACTGCATATCCTACTGGGTCGTTCTCTTTCATTGCAGCTAATTCTTCTGGATTGTCATTAGTTCCAGTTAAGAATTGTTCTATTGCTTGCAATTTTTGTGAATAGTTATCTCTAACTTGTCTAGCTTCAATAATAGCTTTAGCTTCTTGCTCTATGACTTTACGCTGTTCAGCTACTTCTTGAGTCTTTTTAGTATAATCAGTGCCAAGTTGATAAGATTTCTTTAGCTCATCAAGGGTAACTTCTTTTTCTTCTCCACTAGCTTTAATGGTGAAAGTTTGTTCTTCCTCAACTTCTTCAGGTTCTTCAACTTCGGATTCTTCTTCAGCTTCTACTTCTTCTTCGGCTTCTACTTCTTCTTCCACCTCTGGTTCAGCTTCTACTTCTGTTTCCTCTACTTCTACTACTTCTTCGGTTTGTTCTTCTACAACTTCTGGTTGTTCCTCTGTGGAGTCCTCTGGTGCAGATAACATACCTTCAATAGCTGAAGCTGCATCTGTTACTGTTAGATTTCCACTTTCCGTTGTATCGGAAGTCATGGTGTCATCACTCATTTTTCTTTCCTTGTGCCATCTCGGTGTGGCTTTCCCATACAGGCTAAATGCCTATATTATTTTCCATGCCTTGTCTTTAATCTCATCATCTTTTGATATAGATTCAAAACGAGCCATGAGTTCGTTAATAACTTTAATCCTGATATATGCTGCTTCTCTTACGCTTGGTTCATCATCATCAGAATTAACAATTAAATCCATTAATTCTTTTTTCATCATTTCTACTTCGTCATGTAGTTCTTGACTTTGTAGAAGATTTCTAAATGCTTCTGATTTGGTCATAGTTTAGGTGTTGTTATATTTTGTATTTTTTCTAAAGAGTTTATAATTTCTGTAGTTTTATTTATATCTGTTTTTTGTTTGTCGTTAGCTGTCTTTTGTGCAAGCTCTAACTCACGCAATGCCATTTCTTTTTCAAACTCCATTTTTTCTTGTTGAAGTTCTAGCATTTCTTTTTGCATTTTAAGTTCTGTTTGCTGCTTCTCTAATTCTAGTTTAGCCATTTGCTCTTGCATCTTCATCTGTGCTTTTTCTCTTTCTACTTCTGCAAGAATCATTGCTGCTTTAGTATTGCTATCTTCTTCTTTAGGAGCTTCGGCAGCAGCTTGAGCCATTTGCATAGCTTGTTCTTCTGATATCTCCATCAAGAACTGACTGTCGTCTTTAAACCCTGCCATATTTACAAATCTTGCAAGCGTATCTCTGTATTGCTTAATATTAACTAACGGGTTGTTTAAACCATATCCTTTAATAACTTCTTCTTGTTTAGCAAGAATCATTTGCATAGTTGCTAGTTGTTCTTGTTTACCGCCTGTACCTAATCCAACATTAACAGTAATGTTATATTCTGTGTCCCATTCTCTAGGATTCATAGGAACAAAAGAGTTGTTAATTTTAATAATTCTTTCTTTGTCTTGATATTTACATACCAATGCCATAATACCTTTGAATAATGTACTTACACCTGTGTCTGCAAATACACGAGCTATAAGTTCTAGCTTACCTTGTGATGCAGATGTCATAGCACTGACTGCTGTAGCTGTTACATTTTGTAGAAGGTTAGGGTCAAGACCTTGTTGTGCATCTGACACACCACTTCGTTTTGCTTGAATACCATCTAGGTATTCCAACATTGGAAATGATTGTGCTGCACTAGATTGCACTGTCATAGGTACTAACGCATTAGGATTCTTAATACGAATAACTCCACCTGCGGTAGATGTTAGTAAGTCATCAAGATTAACCTGTCCTTCTACTGCACCTACACGATAGTTGTTAGTTAAGTATAAGTTGTCTAGCATTTGTCGGGTAACTGTAGACTTAATTAACTGTAGGTCTATTGCTCTGTCTGCTAAAGATTGTCCAAAGAATTTGTGTGGAATTGGAATAGGGCAGATACTATGAAAAGGAACATAATCACATTCCTCACTCATCAACACTTCATTGCCTGCGTAGCAAACTCTGTGAAGCTCTGCTATACCATCTTTATCTAAATCTGTTTTTACATAACACTCGTAATACTCAACCAATTCCATTGATTCATCATTAGAGTCATTAGTATTAAAAGGTTGCTCACCTGCACCATATCTTGCTACCCTCTCTGGTGTGAAATCTAATGTATCACCCATAGGTAATGTTTCAACAACTTTTGGGTCATACCCCATTGCTACTAAATCTGAACGAGTTACTAAACTTCTTTGTGCAACAAAGTCAGAATCTTCTATTGTTGTTGCTCTTTTATCAATTAAAAATTCTTCTGGAGCTACATTCTCTATCTTAATTTTAGAGTAATCTTTTGTGCGTTTGCATTTTACATTGTAGTAAACATTAATGATTGGAGGTGTCTCCATCATCATTGGCATACCCATTGAATCCATTATAGGCTGACCCATTTGGTCTACTGCTGGTTGTGGGTCTTGTTCTATAACTTCTTCTACTTCTTCTTGCTCAACGATTTCTACTTCCTCGTCTTGCATAATCATTGTTAATTCATCTTCTGTCAGATTCTGATACTTTTCTGTTGTGGTATTCTTCTTATCATTCCAATAGGCTTTTACAACACCTACTTTTTGCAACAGTGCATCTTTAAACCAGTCGTGCATGATTTCAAAGCCATTGTTGTCTTTATAGAATATGTGATTAGCATAGGCAGTCATTTGTTCTGCTAGAGCACCATCACCTTCATTAACTGGCTCAAACTCTACAGCTTTATTACTGCTAGTAAAGACTTTCATAATTTGTGGCAGTGCACCATCTACTACTTCAGCCACTTCACCTGTTACTATTTGTGAGCGACCTTCTACTTCGTTACCATAAGGTTCACGCAAATAATACTCTAGTGCTGTCTGTCTGTCTTGAGATGTTTCAGTCTCTATAAAACCTAATGAGTCGTTAATATGCGAATCTATTAGGTTAGCAAGTTCTACATTATCTTCCTTGCTATTCATATTTTCTTTATCGTATGCCATTTATACTATCCATGAAGTGTTTATCTCTAGTGGTTTTGTCCATGCTTCCATAGGGGACTCATCCATACCAACTGCTAGGTATCTAAACGCATCAGATGCGTGTGATGCCCAATCATGGAAAGGTCTGTCATGAAATACATTTCTTTTTTCATCAAATACTCTACGATAGTTCCGTATTGCATCTAATCCTTGTTTTGTTTTATCTTTATCAAACCAGCAGCGTGGTAATATTTTTCTTGCTGCGGCAATGCCATCCATTACTGATAGCTTGGTTGCAACTGTAATGTTTAAACCTGCTTCTTCTAACATCTCTTTTCTTGATTTGCCTGTGCCTAATTCTCTTACAGCGACATCATGAGGTAGTATGTGTGTTGCGTACATATAGTCATGTTCTCGCAGCCAATTTACATAGTAATCAAGACCTACACCATGATTTTCTACAAAATCTATGAGTCTTATTTCTTTATTAACTACCTGTGCTACCCAAATGCTAGTAGAGTCTGACATACCTAAATCCCAGCCAGTATATGTCCTTGCTAGTTCGTCTTTAGGAATATCTATAATATGATTTTGTTCTTCTATATCATTAATGATAGAGGAATAGTAAGCACCTTCTACTGGAGCGTTAAAACTACACTCAAATTCTTGAGCATACTTATCATCACCCATCTCTGCTTTAGCAGCGAGTAACTCATTCTTATCAACAATACCTGTTTCAGAAGATTTAAATTCTAATAATTCCCAACCCTCACTTCTTGACCCTCTATCTCTCAAGTCTTTAAAGTGATTCTGTCCTTTCGGTGTACCCATTGCTACGCAGTAGCCGAGTCGGTCTGCTAGTGCAGGTCTGACAATCTCTGTGAATAGTGTAGGATTAATGTTCCCAATTTCATCAAGAACGCACCCATCTAGGTAGATTCCACGCAGACTGTCAGGGTTATCTGCCCCATACAAGTTTATCCTTCTGCCCATAAAGTCTACACGCAGTTCAGCAATGTTGGCTTTAGCTTCTAATGGTCTTGTATATTCTAGCAGGTAGTCCCATGCAATTCTTTTAGCTTGATTGTAGGTCGGTGCTACATAAGCAAATCTAGGATTAGGTTTATCACAGTTGAGTGCACTATGTATCAGTTGGTTAATAGCACAAACTGTTTTACCCATTCGTCTATGAGCAACCACAACACTAAAACGATTACCTTTAACCATTTCATGTATTTCTTTTTGTGGGGCTCTTGGCTTATAGCCTGTTGTTATTTGTTTTGCCATCTTATTGTAACTCTCTTACGAGGTCGTTACCCTATTTAAATTGTTTTAAATACTCCACTGCTTTCTTCATTACTTTTATATTGTCTCTAAACTGACCTAATCCAGTATTACAGTATTGACATAATAACTTTCTTACTGTCTTTTTTGTATGGCAGTGGTCTACATATAACTTGGTGTCATCATTGTGGCTGCCACATAAATAACATCTATGTTTTTGTTTTTTTAGCATGGCATTGTAATCATCTAATGTAATGCCGTATCTATCTTTGTAATTCTTGCTGCGTATCTTGTCGGGGTTATTAGCCCTCCAGATTTTACTGGCTATCTTATTTCTTGCTGCTTTGTCTAACACTTCCATCTGGCTCGTGCTGCCTTGCCGCGTTCACCTGTCCAGCTCTTGCTTCTGGCACAGAAAGACTTTCTTCTTTTTGCTGCCTTACTACCTGCTTTAACTTTACCTGTGACTGGGGCTTTTAACTTGCTGCCAGTTGCACGATTATATTTTGCTCTACCTTTTGCTGTTAGTCCTGCACCCTGTTTAACAGAGCGTTTTTCACCTCTACCTACAGACAGGTTTACTTTCTTCTTTGCTACCATTATGCTTTAGCTTTTTTCTTTTTCTTCTTTGGAAAACCAGCTTTCATATTTGCATACGCTGATTTAGATATAGTAGATTTCTTTTTAGTTCTGCTAGTGCCTGCTTTCTTTCTTTTGTTTATATTGGCATATAAGCTCATACACAGTCCCCTATAGACTCAAACCATCTGCGTAATTCTTCTTGCCTTTCTTGGTCGGACTTTTTCTCATTGGTCTTTTCATTGGTTTCATTACACATTTTCCACTTGTTCACATTTCTGTATGCGTAAACATCCTACATCAATAATAAAAAAATCAAAATAAGTTTTGTTTTTAGAATCATCTACTTTTCTGTCTTGATACCATTCAAAACCAAAGTGACAACCACAGAACCAGTGCCATGACCACATATTTATCTTATCCTATTTAATATAAAATTTAATTCTTTTTGACTCATTGGACTACCAGCAGAAGCTCCATCTATGTCTACAGGCATAGTGTTGTAATTTACTGGTTCTTCTTGTGGTAGGTTGGGGTTTAGCATATTTCGTAAATAGACAAATCTATTAATTTCATCAGTTGTTAATGCCCCATTACCTGCTGCCCCTTTTGCTTGCAATGTTTTCATTTCATTTACTGCTTGAGCCATCACTGCTGCTTCATTGTCACTAACATTACCTACATTACCACCTATATTTGCACCTGTCATTGCGTTGCCAGCCATCATATTAAACATAGACATTTCATTATCAGATACATTACCAACTGCACCTCCTGTGTTATTAGCAGCACGCATAGCATTAATTGCATCAGTATTATTCATTGGGTCTGCTGCAAACCTAGCAAGTTCATTATTAGATACATTTCCTACTGCACCTTGTTGTTGATTCATCCTCATACCATTGATGATTTGAGCTAAAAGTTGTTCATTCATAATACTTCCTAATTTAGTTAATTATAGAGACTGTCTAGAGGTGCTCTAGAGGTATTCTAGAGGGTGTCTATAACAGATAAGATAAGAATAGATAAGATATATAGTGTGTTTTTAAAAAAATAAAATTTTGGGTACTGGGGTTTTTTAATCTATTCCTGTTACTACTTTGATATTAATGGGTGCACCCCCTTCTCCCGTTAATTCTGTGGTATTTTTTTCAGACCACTGTGCTCTTGTCTTTAACCAGAACATCATAGAGGCAGTATCACCTTGTTTAGCTTTCTCAAACAATGTTCCAGCAATGATTGCATTGCTTTCTATCCTACCCTTGTCTAGTTCTTCCCGATAATACTTTGTCAATGTATCTTCAGAGAATCCTAACACTGTCGCGATATCTTCATACCTAGTACCTACTTTAGATAATTCATAAACCTCATTTCGGGTAGTCGCTAAAACTTGGTGTCGGGGTCTCCCT